TTCCAACTTCCCAATAGTGTAAACCTCTATTAGCCCACTCTTGAAATAATATGTTTAAAGATCTTCTAGCACTTTTTAATTGATAACCAGAAACACCTTGTATTCCTAATCTCTCATATGCCTCTTCGACAATGTCCGATATAGAAAAACCTTTTTCGAACGTTGCTGTTCCAGAAGTAGTATTAGCCATTTAGCCTCCTACTTATCTATTAATAATGTTGCACCTGCAATATTAGTAATTGTCGAAACTGTCATTCCACCTTCAAATAAAACTCCATCTTCTGGAATATTAAAAGCAAAAACATCGCCATTAGGACAGTCACCCTGAAATTGTGTTACTGAATTACCATCTTGTAAAATTATAGTTCCAGCTCCAACACCATCAGAAGCAAGAATAATTCCTCTTAATCTTGTTCTTCCTCCGAATACAGAACCAGTCCCTGTAACTCTAACTGCTTTTACATCTGATTTCATAGATATATCTCCTTATTAATCTTAAGATTTCAAAATTTATATATCAATTTATAGAAAAGTGCAAGAAATCCCTACAGAAGAAAAACGTTTTCCAACAATGTGTAAGTCCTAATTAACCAGCGTAAAGATGAATTTCACCATCTCTAGGATTGGTTTGGACTCTTGTCTCTTGTTCTCTGATGATAGATCTAATTACATTTTTGATCTCATCACCTAGAGCAGACATTTCAGCGGTTATTTGTCCTCTGTTTTCAAGAAACAGCTCGTTCCATCTAGACTCGAGTTTCAGTTTCTTTGCGAACAGTACCATGTTGTCCTGAGCCATCATTAACCTCCTCATAGGTTATATAAAAATCATTTCCAGTGCTTGTAAACTGAAGATCATTTTTTTCCCAGTTTATATCAGATTTTCCTATAAAGTCAATGATAAGAGGATTAAGCTCATCTGTCGTATTTATCTCTTTATCACTTTCGATTTCAAACTTTGTTTGAAGATATTTTGTAAAGATTTTTACTAAATATTTGTGTGTCATGTATTTTCCTTTCTATCAAAAAAGAAAGGGCCCGTAAAGGGCCCTCTCAAAATTAATACTATTAAGTATTAAGCACCTGGTGATCCGAAGATACCTCTAGGGTCAGAGAATCCAAAAGAATATCTCTCTCTAGCTTTGTATCTTACGTTTCCTGTATCGAAGTCACCTTCCATAGCAGTTTTGATTGGTGATCTAACAAACATTTTCATACCATTTGGCACGTCAGTTTTGATAAAGAACGCATCTGTATCTGTTAGGAAGTTGTTAACCACATAACCTTGTGGAATCATTCCCATAGACGCAACTGCGTTGATATCATTGTTAGGTGAACCAACTTTACCAGCAGACTTCATCAGTCTTTCAGCTGTGAATTGTAACTCAGAAGGGATGATCATTTTCATTCCTCTAGCTGCAATTTTTAAGCCTCTCTCATCTGTGAAAGCAGCAATGTCAATTAAAGACTGCTCTAAAGATGTCTCGTTTAAGTCAGCAGGTGTTGCTAACTCATTTGAGAAAGTACCAGCAATTGTTGGGTGGTCAGTAGCACAAAGCTCCTTACCATCACCACCAGCAAAACTTGAATTGAACGCGTTGTTCAATACGTTAGCTGCTTTTACTTGTTTGGTATTCGCCATAGATCTTGCTAATGCTTTTGTATATCTAGAAGCTAATCTATCATACAAGTTATCTTCAATCGCTTCTTCAGTGATTGAGAATGCAAGAGCAATTGTCTCGTGCGTATATCTGCTTGTGAAAGTTTCTTGTGCGTTATCAAAAGTTACGCCAGATCCTTCTGGTTTAACTTGAGCTTGCGCGAAACCAGATAACATTACTTCTTCTTCAAAAGCTCTGTCACTGTTTTCTGTATCGAAAATTTCAGCATGCTGATTTTCATACCTATTATATTCCAGACCGAATAAAGCATTCAAACCTGGCTCTAGTTCTTTAACTAGTTGTCCTCTACTTATCGCCATAATTATTCTCCTCTATTAGATTCCGGCTGTTTGTTTTAAGAAGTGCTCATTGATCGTAACAACCCAGTTAACATTAGCTGCGCCAATGTCAGAGTTATCAGGATCTTTTGAAACACCTACTATTTTCAACTGACCATCCGTAGCACTCAGTGAAGCATCATCTAATTCTACTTTTGAAATGTAGTTAGGTGTTGCACCTGCTGTGTACGCTATGTCAGCGTCATTTCCAACATCCGTTTGTGCAGAAGCACCCGCGTTGTTAGATTGTACTTCAAACCTTTCATAAGGGTCATCAGCAACGAATCCAACAATGTCTGTTGCAGTGTTAGATGCTGCTAAGTGATTAGCCCATGTAGGTTTGCTTGTTGAAGCGTCAGTATAGAATACACCGTTAAGTGAACCTAATAGAACGTCTCCCGCTGCTGCTACACCAACAGTTCCAGTTGCTAACATTTGCACTGGGTCCCATTGATAAATAGCTGTCGCAGAAGCTGCAATACTATATTCACTTAAACCTTGGTTGTCTCTATTCTGACCAACTTTACCAATTGCTTTCAAACCGAAAGCGGCGTCTTTGTTAGCCATATTATTTACTCCTTAGTTTTAGTTTATATTAAGTATCGCGGTAGTTGGTATCGCTAAAAAATTATTTTTTAGTACCACCAAAAGTTACGCGACTCTGTCGATCACTATCGATCGGCATACTTGGGTGCTGTTCCTTCATGAGATCGTTGTTAACTGCTTCTTCTCGATCTTGTGTTTGCTTATTAAAATAAGCTTCTCGAGATTTTGCGAGCTCTTCAGGTATCCTTGCCAGCACAAGGCCGCCAACTCCAATCACTCCTGCGTATTTTCCTTCTTTAACAGTTGCATAAGTTTGACCCGGGTATTCATCACCTCTTACGAGTTCCCATCCAGATCTAAGTTTACCTGACATGTTCTTTGTATCGTCCATGCCTAAAACTTCTGTTCTTATCCATCTGTGTCGAAATCCATCCGGCGCAGGCGGTGCATCTAAAGATGACGGGGGAGTCCAGGTTGTAGGTCTCTTTTCAGAAACCCTAGACTGACTCGCACGAGGGGTCTTAATGTTATTATCTTCACTCATATGCTTAAACCTCCTTCATGTGTTTTTTTTGTTTTGCATAATCTTCTAATGACACTCCTAATTTTTTGGCGATAGCAACTTCAGAAGGGGTGAGACTGATAGTTTTGCGACTTTGTTTTACACTTCGCGTCGCCGACGCTACTGTCTGTGTAGGCTTTGTCGTTTCACCTTTTATATTTGTATCATTATTAGTATCAAATTTATGCGGAAATTCAACCCTCATTCTTTTGTCGATTTCAACATAATATTCATCAGATTTAGGATCATATCCTTCCTCATCAACTAGTGTTTTATGTAAGTCAAAAGCCGTGTAAGTCATAGCTTTATCACTACCAAACCATCTATTATTAGATGCCCAAGACTCTGCTTTTGGATCTACTTCTCTAACAGCTTCTTGTTGTCTAGGTTGATAAGTTGGAATTACGGTCTCATCTTTAATAGCTTTTTGTTCTTCTGCTATTTGAGAAAGTTCCTGTAATCTAACTTCTTCATAACCCAATCGTGATATTTCTTTTTGAATATCTACTTCTGCACTTACATCTCCAGCTTCTCTAGCTTGTGCTAATTTAGCTTTTTGTGCATCCAAAAGTGATTGGATTTTACTTTGTCTATCTTTCATAGACGATGTTTCTAAAGAAGAGTATTTTTTATTTAAACTCTCAGCTTTTTGTTTTTGCAATCTTGCAAATTCAATGGCTTCGTCTCTTTGTCTTTGAGCCTCTCTCCATTTGCCAGTTAGTTTAGCTATTCTTCTTTGAACATCTTTACTGTAGTTTTCTAATTCTTTATCTTTCGATTCTTTCTGATCCTCTTCACTTTGCTCCTCGCTGCTAGCTTCTTGCGACGCGGGGCTAGTGTCTTGCTCCTTAGTTTCTACTTGTTCTTCAGTTTGAGCATCATCTTGTAATTCGATTTCTTGCCCTGGACCTGAAGTATCAATGTCCACCATTGGAGTATCTCTTTTTGTTTCTTCTTGCATAGTCTCCTCCTATGTTATATGTGGTGCAACACAGATTCTGGATCTTTAATAGTTCCAAGAATCTCGTCGTCGTTTAAGATACGGACTTCTCCGCCATCTATTGGTAATCGTGATCCTGCATATCTTGCAAAGATCACCCAATCTTTTTCTTTACACCAAGCGCCTGATGGAAACTTATCTTTGTCTTTATAAGCTTCAGGTCCCATCTTTAGAACATAACCACAGTTCACTGCGATTCTTAATCTGTCTAAAGTTTCTTGTGCAACAATAATTCCACCTTTAGTTTTATCTTTAGGTGTGAATGGTAAAACTAATATTCTCCAACCAGATGGTTCTGGTAGTTCATCAATCACAGAATCAACATTTGTTTCGTCAACTCTTTTTAATTTTACCTCTTCTTCTTTTTTATTTTCTTCTTTGTATTTTTCTTCCAATGCAAGTTTAGTCTTCGGGACTTCCTTTGAATCGGATGATGTTTGACTCATCTCTTTCAGTATCATCTTTTTTATCCTCCTTTGGATTTAGCAGGTTTGATATTTCCTGGTCCATTAATTGTAAGGCATGCGCCTGTCCTAAAAGATATCGATATTGTTCCATATCTTTTACTCCTCCAGCAACCATAGTTTCACCTACAGACTGGTAAGAATCTCTTATTTTTTTTCTAAGTGTGGGTACAAATGTTTCTAGTGTGTGGTCAGACATTTAACATTTCCATCTTCTCCGTGCCTGTCGTATTCGAGAATTTGGATCGTTTCTTGTCTTCGCTGATGATCGTTTTAATTGTCCTAGTGATCTAGCGCAGTAAGATTTTCTGCGTTTTGCAGCTTTTGATCCTGGCTTCACTTTTCCAGTCACGGCTGTTTTTAATTTACTTCCAGGGTTTGCTGCCCTGTAAGCTCTTACACCTTTTGCTGTCATTCCAGCTCCAGATTTTGTTGGTCTATAATTAGCACCTTTACCTGTAGTAGTTTTTCTAATCGGTCTTTCGGCCATTATATCATTCCTTTATAATATTTTTTATAAGATGGATTACCATAAGTTTTTCCATCAACATCTAATTTAATAAAACTTCCCATGTAACCACCATCAGCTGCTTTACTTCTTTTTGTAAAAGTTTTTACGTTAGTTGGTTTAGGTCCTGTATTACCTGCAGCTCTTTTTCGTTTGACAGCACTCGCCTTTTGCGAACTTGTCATCCGTGTGGCTTTTGCAAGTGGTACGCACTTTGGATATGCTCTTTTGCTTCCCTTCGATCTCCCGCAAGGTTGATACTTGCCGTTCTTCTTTGGAGCTCCAATGTCCACCCATTTCTCTTGAACCCATTTACGTAAACTCATTTTCTTTTTTTAGTTTTTTTCTTTCCACCTGGTTTTATTTTACCAGAACAAACTGCTGATCCATACATATTAGCATATGCTGATGGATACACTTTAAATTTTCTTTTAGCTGCAGCTTTACCTTTTGCGCAAAGTTTAGCCATGACTATTTACCGAATTTTTTAACTTCCGGTCTTACTGCTCCAAAGCCAGTTAACTGAGCATGATTAGTAACTCCACCGTCCATCATCTTAGCTCTGCCACCTTCTTTGTAACC